GATCAGCTCTACTTTTATTCGCGCTGCAAGTGTGATGAGGTTTCCGGCGCGGAAATGCTGTTAATGATGGTGAAAACCGGGAAGCTCGATCGAGAGCTTTTTGAAAAAGCAGGCGTGATCATGTCTCAAGACCTCCTTGATAGTCTCGGTGATGCATACCGAAAACGCTCAAATAAGATCATCACGATCAATCAGGTCAAAGCTAGATATGGGTTATTACCGGACGAAACCCCTGTAACCGGCGCAGAAACCCCTGATAACTCCGGCGATAACCCACAAAGGAAAGGAAAGGAAAGGAAAGGAAAGGAAAGCATTGCGGCGCCGGTAATAACTCCGGAAGAAACCGAAGAAAAAGAAGGCCCTTTTGAACTGCCCTCCAAGGAAGACATCGTCGAGTCGTCGCCTTCATGGATCAGGGACAAGATAGATGAAGTCTGCAAACGCCTGGTCCGGGAGAATATCTATCCGGAAGCGGTAAACTACGTGCTCGCAAAGCGGAATATGCGGGTGAGCGAGAGAGCCCTGTTGCATGCTTTGTGCAGGGTGCACATCTCAAAACCGAAGCACCCGAAAGCGTTCATGGACAAGATCATTGCCATAGAAAACGGGAACTACAATGAATACGAGCATTGTCAGTCTTCATGAAAAGATCATAGGGGAGTTCATGTCCCTCGCTGAGAAGATGGCAGCGGAGGGGTGCTCCCAACAGGACATTATGAAGGCGTTCAGGAATTATATCAGCCTAAAAACCCGAAAGACGCACAAAAAGCCTCCAATGCAGAAAGCGAGCAGCGTCATAGGGGATATCGCGAAGAGCAGGCGGGATGCTGACAGCAACACGGAGCGAATCCTACACGACATGATGGTTGAAAGCGGGATTCGCTTCAAGTTCCAGTATCGGATCGGTCCGTATCGCGTTGATTACCTGATTGGAAGCACGATAATCGAGCTCGATGGACCGCACCACAACGCCAGAAAGCTGCAGGATCAGGTGAGAGATAAGTACCTCAGAAAACGCGGGTACGAGATCATACGGATACCAACATACATCTTCAACGTGGCCCCGGATGCAGTACTTGCGGAGATCAAAGGGATGGAGGGCAAGACCCCATTCTGATGCCCATGTCCAAACGTGAATATAATCCCATGAGAAAGGAGGTGAGTCCGCCCGACACGATGTGAGCCAGAGGGGTTTACCAAAATCCGTAATCCAGCAGGGGGCCGAAGGGCCCCCGTATCCAGGAGGGTGTATGAAGAAAATCGGAGTATTGATCGCCATAATGCTCGCACTCATCATCGGCTACAGGCAAGGCCAGGCCGTGGAGTTCGAGTATGACGGCAGGGTCGAGTACAAGTTTCGGTTCTCAGAGAAAGAGATGCGCGAGATCCTAACGGAACACCTGGTGGAAAAAGGATACGAAATCCCGCCTGATGGGGAGGAGTACATCTCCCACATCGGCACCAGGACCATATTCACAATCCACAGGAAGATCCTCGCGCCGCCGGCCATTAAAATGCCAGAGTATATCCGAAGCGAAAGGGGGGCCGAACCGTGAAAAAAGCCATCATCACTATCGGAATCATCGTAACGATTCTCGTCGTAAGCCCTGCCTACGCGAACGACAAGAAGACCAAGGACACCACGCCGGCGCTGCCCACCAAGCAAGAGCTCGTGTGGGAGAAGAAGTACCTGGAAGAGCGATTCAACGCTCTGACAGCAAACATCACGCTCTCGCAGCAGGAAATATCCGCGATCTCTGTCAGGTACCAGGAGGTCGAGCGCCTGCTCAAGGCGATCGAGGAGCAGGAGAAGCCCAAGGGGAAGGGGAAGTGATCACCCTGCTCCGCAAGCTCTATGACGTCCTGGAGGCCCTGAAACAAAAGATCGGGGCCGCCCAGGATGCCGCCTCTCGGCTCGAAGAAGACATCAAGCATGTCCAGCGCAAGCTGGGGATCATCCCGTACACGTACGATAATTGGAGGCTACGGAATCTGCTCGTACCCGGCCTGTTCATCCAGGAGATGTGGGACAGGCAGGTATCAGACCACGTGCTCGATGCTGTCAAGTACGGCATGGTGGGGATCAAGGCCAAGGGCACCGACAAGGTGGAGCTTGGTAGGCCGCCAGAGATCAAGATCGTCGGGCCCCCGGAGATGTACTTCGGGATGGATTTGGTAAAGGATGAGAAGAATGGGTGACGAGAAGGTCATCTCCCTGCAGGCGAAGCGGGAAGAGAAGAACACGAAGGAGAAGGGGCGCACCATAACTGGTAAGGCGCGGTGCCTGTCCTGCGGGCACGAGTGGGAGCATACCGCCCCAGAGGGAGAAAACGGGCACTATGACCTCTGGCACAAGTGTCCCTCGTGCGGCCTGCAGCTCGGCAGATTTGTGTATGATGTTTGTGAGAATGAGCCGGTTTGGACCTGCGGCGGTTGCGGGAACGAGCTCTTCAAGGTAACACAAAAGCATATTTTCTGCCCGGTGTGCGGGAAGATCCAGGAGTTCCCGTGAGTGTTAAATTCCTGCTCACCTTACCCACCGTTTCCGCCTGTACGAGAATCACGTTGCAGGGATCAAGCGGGTTTCCTGGAATTTTCCCCGCAGACCCCTTTTTTAACAGGAGGATATTATGAGCCCGGGGCTAACCCTGATTGAAGCTACCCGTTGCTTCCCTGAATCTTTTCATCATAGCCATAAAATCAGCCCAATTGATCCACTTCTTTCCTGCTATGTGGGCGAGCCAGTCAACTGTCGAGGCTGGACTGTGGAAGAACCTATCAAATTCAATATAGTAATCCTCCACTAAATCCTGAGAGATACAGTACCCACAAAAATACCAACCCTCTTTTATGTTGGCTTCGGGGATGTTCTTAAGATAGCTGAACGAAACGGCCTCTTCCTTCTTGCACACCTCACAGATGGGTGTCCTCGGAAAAACGATTTTTCCCACTGACCACCTCCAGAATATGATTTGATTTTCAAAAACGCACACCTGAAAACCCCTGTCAAGTATCAATAACGTGCTCTACCCTGTCAACGGGGTGTCAGTACCCTGTCAATTCCGGTCACCCCCCTAAAAACCGGGGTTACCATCACGGCCATGAGCAGGTACTGTCAGATGGCCGGATGGAACGATGCACCGCATCTCACCCCGGAGATGAAAGCGACGATCGCCGCGGGCATCCCGCCCTATCAGCTCAAGGCGCGTTCAGAGGGTATTCCCATGCTCGGCGCCGGCGCGATTTTCCCCATCTCCGAGGATTCGATCACCTGCGAGCCGTTCACAATCCCGCGCACCTGGCCGCGCGCCTACGGCATGGACGTGGGCTGGAACTCGACCGCCTGCGCATGGGGGGCTTGGGACACCGAGGGAGACATCCTCTACCTCTACAACGAGTACAAGGTCGGCAAGGAGCCGCCAGCTATACACACCACTGCGATCAAGGCGAGGGGCAACTGGATCCCGGGCGTAATCGATCCGCACTCGGACGATAGCGGGCAGCGCGACGGCGCGAAGCTCCTGGAGGAGTACCGCGATCTCGGGCTCGATCTGCAAAAGGCCAACAACTCCGTCGAGGCGGGACTCCTGGAGATGTGGCGGCGATTCACCGAGGGCCGCCTGGTGGTGTTCTCCTCCCTGGTCGCATGGTTCGGCGAGTTCCGGATCTACCACCGGGACGAAAACGGGAAGATCGTCAAGGTCAACGACCACCTGATGGACGCCACCCGCTACCTCGTGATGAGCGGCGCGGACGTGGCCATCTCCGAGGCGACGGCCAGGGCGGTCATTTACAGGAGGGCGCCCAGGCACCAGCCGGGCGACATGAGAATGGGGTACTGACATGATGGACAACATCCCACCCACCTCCAACGTGATCCCGTTTCCAAGCGCGACGAACCCCGCAACGATGGTGGTGCAGAACCCATCCACCCCCGGCGGCGAGATCCTCATGCAGCGAGGCCAGGAGGTAGCAAACGGCCTGGCGCAGCTCCCCAACCCATCCTCTCTCGTGGCGGGACTGCAGGGCAAGCTAAGCGAGCGGAAAGTGCGACGGATGCTGCTCGAACAGGAGTGGCTGGAGTGCTACCGGCGCTATGACGGGCAGTACGACGCCGCGACACTGGCAAAGATCCGGGCGACCGGGCGCTGTGCGATGTGGCTCGGATTCACCGGCATGAAGGTTCACACCGGCCACGCCGCAGTGATGGAGTTCCTCGTCGGCACGGATGATTCGCCCTGGGACCTGGAGCCCGAGCCGGTACCCCGGCATCTCATGCTCCCCCCGCAGTATCTCCAGGCGGGCATCACCCGCGAGGTCATCCAGGAGGAGATCCGGGTGCGCACCGAGGACCTGAAGAGCGAGATGGAGGGACAGCTCGAAGACAGCGACTTCGTCACCCACCTGGACAGCGCGGTCCTGGAGATGTGCATCACCGGCACCGGCGCGATGAAGGGCCCGATCACCGTCCGCGACCACCGGGACGAGTGGGACATGGTTCTGGATGCTCAGTCCATGAAGCTCTACCCCAAAGAGGCAGAGGTCCGGGGCTACAAGCCCAAGGTCAGGGCGATCAGTATATTCTCCTGTTACCCGGACATGGAAGCGGCAAACGTGCAGGACGGGGACGGATTTTTTGAGGAGGAGCTCCTGAGCCGGGGCGAGATGATCGAGCTGTGCACCGAGCCGGATGTCGATCCCCTGGCCGTACTCGCGATCCTCAATGAGCAGCCCTATGGCAATGCCGAGATGACTCCGGAGCTCGTGCAGCTCCGGCTGCTGAGTGGAGATACCGATCCCGCAGCCACAAACCGCTATGCCGTGTACCACTACTACGGCCCGATCACCGGCAAGCAACTGGCGCTGGCCGGGCTCAATGTTCCCCAGGAGATGCACGCCCTGCAGATTACGGCATACGTGATGTTCTGCCAAGGGCGGATCCTCCGGGCACGGCTGCACAAAGGGCCGATCCCGTACCACCTCATCCCCTACGTCAGGCGCCCGGGCAACAGCCCGTTCGGTAAGGGCATCCCGATGCTGGCAAAGGACACTCAGGATGCCGTCAACGCCGCCGCCCGCATGATGATCGACAACGCAGCCATCTCCTCGGGCCCTCTCATCGAGGCGAACACGGCGCTGCTCGCTCCGGGAGAGGACCCGCGGGACATCCACGCATGGCGGGTGTTCCTGAGCAAAATCAATCCGGGGACCGGCACGGCGGAGACCAGGGCGTTCCGGATCCACGACCTCAAGCCGCACACGCAGCTGTTCATCGCGCTGATCAACCTGTTCCGGCAGTTCATGGACGAGGCCACGTTCATTCCGAGCGTCACAGAGGGACTGGTTGGGGTCAAGTCACCCAGGACGGCCACGGGCACGAGCATCCTCAACGCCAACTCCAACCGCTCTATGAAAACGATCATGCGGCACGTTGACAACTACGGCATCAAGCCGCTGATCAGAGGGTTTTATTTGTGGAACATGCGCTACAACCCGAACCTGGACATCCTGGCGAGGGTGAAGATCCGGACAAAGGGCGTTGCTGCGGTTATGGCCCGCGAGCTACAGGCGGACCGGATCATGGCGCTCACCGCCGCATTCGGGCATCAGCCCTGGTACAAGGTCGTCGAAGGGGCGCGCGAGATCGCCCGGTCGATGGACATCCCCGAGGACAAGCTGGTCATGACGGACGAGGAAATGGCCGGCACCGTGGCCCCCGACATCGAGGGAGGCGCGGGGCCGTCCGAGCCAGCCCTCGGCATCCCCGGAACAGGAGGCGCTCCCGCTCCCGCCAGGAGGACCGCGCCGCCGAATCCTGTGCAGAGCCAGGCGCAGAGGAACGCTCCCCGTCCCGCCAATCCCCCGCAACCGGTCAGGCGGACAGCGGGAGGGAGGAGATAGCACATGAACGAGCGGCTCGCATCCATACTCGACAGCATCAGGCGGCACGACCCGCTCGTAGTGGATGAATTCAACAAGCATTTCAGCGAGCTCCGCGAGGAGGCCCGCGACAGATATGAGTCCGGCGCCACGCCGGAAGGGCGCGAAGCGGCACGCTGGGAGGCGGTCGCGTACCGGAAGATCCTCGGCATGTTCGAGGATGCGCGCAAAATCATGGAGGCGAGAAGGGCGCGTGAGAACGCAGCGAGGGACAATGCGAGCGCAGGGCTCGCGCCCCGGCGCGGCGGGATACACACCCTGTAGACGGATAAGCGGCCCGGCAACGGGCGCAGCCCCACAGGAGGTAAATAATGCCACGGAAGAAAAAAGACCTGATCAAGGAAGCGGCAGACAAGGCGGCCGAGGGATATAAGCTGCTCGGGCTCGATCCCGAGGGCAAGCCCCTGGAGGCGGCCCCTGGCGCTACCACCGATCAACTGCAGCAGGCAACACCGGGAGAAGAGGGCCAGCCAGCCCCGTCAGGTACGGACAAGACGGACAAGCAGGATGCGGACAAGGACGAGGCGATCAAAGAGACGGCAGCGCCGGACAAGCCCGCTAGCGCTCCGGATGTCGAGCAGCTGCAGAAAAACTACGACCACCTGCGGTCCTACGCGGACCGCGTGAGCGGGGAGAACGCCTCGCTCAAAAAAGAGATGGCTGACCTCAGGAGTCAGATCCAGATCCTGCTCTCGGTCCAGCCACCTGACCAGGGACAACCCCAGGCGAAAGGCGCTGATGCATCTCAGCATGGAGCCGGAGGGGAGCACACGGGTGATGTGGGGACACAGGCACAGACAAGCACTCAGGCGGAAACCCTTCAGCAGAAGAAGGAGCGTCTGAGAGCCCTGGCCGACGAGTTCCCCGAGATTGGGGGCGTTATACTCGAGTACATTGACGCCCTCGAGCAGACGACACAGTCTCGTATCACCCAGGTCGAGCAGACGCTGCACAGCAAGGTGAAGCCCGTGGTGGACACCTTTGTCGAGGACACCAGACGGCGGGCTCTCGAAGAGGCCGAGCGCAAGAAGAAGGAGCACGCCGACGCGATTGCGAAAGCGATCCCGAATTGGCAGAGCTTGGTCTTCGACGGCGATCGGACTGACGAGAGCGGCCGGCGGTATCTGAACCCGGCGTTCGACAACTTTCTGCTCAGCCACCCGGCAGGCGATGACTATTTTCGCATGCTTTTCCCCGACGAGCCCGGCAAGGGCGCATCGGCAGGTATGGTCATTCAGATTCTCCAGGAGTTCGCTAAGAGCGACTATAGCAAGGGCCTCACGCAGACAATCGCCGAAAAGCGCAACAATGATGCTGCCGGCGACCTGCAGAACGACCGCAAGCCCAAGCCTCTCGTGCCCGACACAGGCCCGAAGAGCGCGGTCGACAAGCTCAAGGCCGGAATGCCGGTAACCCAGGCGGACATCCAGGAGGTCATGAAGCTGTGCCGAGGCGATTCACAGAAGTGGGCCGAGCTGTGGCCCCTGGTTCAGAAAGCGCAGGAAGAGAAACGGATCGTCGTAGAGTGGGGAAACCCCGCTCTATACACGTAACACCAACGCAACGGGTAGGAGGTAACCATGACCTAACATGGCAGGACAGTTTCCAGCAGCGCAAGGCTATGGCCAGATCCCGAACGGGTATTTCGTACCGGAAATCTGGTCTGGGAATATGTTGAAGAATTACTACGAGCAGGCCCTGGCGTCAGAAATATGCAATCACAACTATGAGGGCGAGATCAAGGACCAGGGCGATAAGGTTATCATCCGGAGAGATCCGGAGGTCGAGATCCGGAAATACTACAAGGGTCTCAAGCTCGAGTCGCAGACCGTCGAGGACAAAGGCACCGAGTTCACCATCACCAGGGGTGTGTATTTCAACTTCCCGGTGGATGATGTTGATCGCCGGCAGTCGGATGTCCCGTGGGTTCAGAAAGTCACCGACAACGCTTCCATCAAGACGAAGAACTATATCGATCGGGAGCTGTTCGCGGACGTCTACAGCGACGTGGCGAGCGGCAACCAGGTATGGAACAACGTCGCGATGGATGCCGATGATGCACTCGATCTCATGGTGGATATCGGCGTCGCGTTCGACGACAACTTCGTCCCGGATGATGGCAACCGGTGGGTGCTCGTACCCAACTGGCTCAAAGGGCTCATCAAGAAGAACCCGAACTTCCTGGATGCTTCGAAGATGGGCGACGGCAAATCCATGCTGCGGACCGGCTTCTTGGTCCGATCGATCGTGCCGATGAAGCCGGTCCGAAGCATGGATTTGCCATCGCCCATCTTCGAAGCATCCAGGAAGTTCGGGTTCTTCTTGATGAGCCCTTTGAGCCAGTTGGGTACGAGCACCCACCGGTTGCCATCATCCGGGACGAAGTTG